AGAGTGCGTCTTGTGCGATTAGTTTCTCTCCAGTGCTCTTACGTTTTTCGGCTTGGTTGGATACGCGCGTGAAGCACCAGCGCAAAACATCGTGCCATTGTTCGTCACTGTCCGGCATGAATTCGTGACAGTGGGTAACATCCTTGGAGCGTTGAAACTTTTTACGTTCGGCAAATGGGTTCTTGTCGATTTTCCCCATGCTCTTGGCCCAGTCGCAAAGGCAACTGAGTGCGCCTAGTTCAAGATCAATACTTCTGTCTCCCGTGCCGCGCCCGTTTTCCTTGCATTTGTTTCGCCGCCACGTGGCGAATTGATTCATCATTACTTCGTTGATGGTGCCGGGGATTTTGTCTTTCCAAAATTCGAGCGCGGCATCCAAGAAGGTTTTGAGATTGTCGCGCGCGCGATCATCACGGGGATGTTGCGCGGCGTCCGGCATGTTCAGCTTTTCCCACTCAGCGGCGAGGGTGCCCAGCGATTCACCACGTTTCGTGGATTCGGCTTTTAGGAATTGTTCAAATTTGGTGGTGCCGTTGCCTTTGATGTAGCTCTTGGCTTGTGCCTGGGCGATGTTGTCATCAGCTGAGAGGGTGAAGATTTTTTGCGATTTCTTTCCGGTGTCATCGGCCACACTCAGGCGGATGGTCCATGGTTCAAGAAGCGCCTCGGCCACGGTAATTTTGCCGTCACGCAATTCCTGTTGCACGCGCGGGTTCTTGTTTAAAACGCGTTTTGCGCCTTGAAATTCAAATGCAATTTGCACGTTCGTCAAAACAGATTCGCCAGTATTCATAGTATTTATTCTTGGTGTGGTATTAGTATTATTGAGTATGCACACGCGCGCAAGCGCAAAGTATGCAGCCGGTAATATTGGGTATGCAGTTGAGGCTGGACAAAAGACAAGCCATGTCCGTAAATTTCAGGACATGGCTAAACCAACAGCGGAAGACGGGCTAACGCCCGAAGATTTGCGGGAGATTGCGAACCTTACGATTGCGGAGAAACTGGCGCTGGCCGAAAGCCTAGAATTACGCGCGAAGTGGATTCGGGAGCACGTCCAGAAGCTTGCGCAGAAGGTTGGTCACTCGAATGGGAACGGGCACCACCCCCATGGGACTTCTTGACGATTTTGTGCGTGGCGCGGCGCACGATTTCCCGCGCTGCGGCTTGCACGGCGAGTTCGTCCACGCCCCGCCCGGAAACGGTCTTACCCTTTTTGCCGCTGTCAGATACGTAGCGGAGCACGTCGAGTTCTAGTTCTCTTTCTTCATCGCGGCGGATGAGATCAGCAATATAGGCGCTGAAATTTCCGTTGAACCCTTTGCGGGACATTTGCCGCTGTCCGGCATTCCACACAACTCCCGAGACCAACAGACTGGTGCGCTTTTCCGCATCGTCCGGAATGATGTCTAGCGGCTTGGTGTTCTTTTTGGACTTCATAGAATTTATTTTGGTCAACCCAACCCGCATTTTATCGCGGCATACTGAGTATGCAATAACTTTGTGAACAAGAAAGCATGGACGCAGTATTATTAGGTATGCATTTAATATGCGCAGTGAATCTGTTGGCGCGGGTTCACATGGTGTCAATGGGGCACTGTGCGGACCCGCGCGGATTAAAGTTATGCCCGCGAAATCTGAACACAACGCCTTGCCGGTGGAATACCAAGAGCGCCCTACATTTGAGCGCGTGTGTTGCACGCTGCCGCCTGATTTGGCGGATTATGTCCGGCAGCAGGCGCGCCGGTATCCGGGCACGCGAGCGAGTTCAAACCAGTCCGCTTTCATGCGTGATTTGGTCACGGCGCACCGCGCGAAATTCACGACGAAGGGAAAGCGCGCGTGATGTTTTTTTGGCTCACGAATGTTTGCAGCAGGGTGGCGCAAGTAGTAGCGCGGCGCGCTCATAACGCGCAGGTTGCAGGTGCAAGTCCTGCCTCTGCTCCCAATTTGGCCGCTGCGGTTGTTGGCTTCAAACCCCGTGCCTCACGGGTTCAAATCAAGCGCGGTTTTATTCTGATTTTTCCGCGCCCTCATAGGTATTGCGTTGGCCCGCAGCGGCCAATTTTTTTTGCGAATGATTTGTGCCTGGGTGTGTTGCTGGCGATCAGTCACCCGGATTGGAGGCTTTGCTATGCCCGCAGTCGTTGAAGCGTATTACTCCCCCACGATGTTGGCGGCGCTGGTTGGAATGAGTGAGCGCTTTATCCGTGACGTGATTAAGCGCGGCGAGTTCGGACCCGGCGCAGTTTTTTTAATCAGCGGTGAGTATCGCATCAAGGCGAGCGCAGCCAATGCGTGGCTGGCTAAGCATGAGTTTCCCGCGCCAGCACTGGCGCGCAGCGAAGGCGAATTGCGGCGCAAATTGGCCGCGTGATTTTTTCGTATGAACGAATTGGTGCAAGCCAACAGGACGTTGGAATTGACGCGCAGCGCGGCAGTTGAGGCGGAACGTTCGCTGGCCGCTTCGCAGGAGTTGGTGGAGCAGGCCGCGCGTGCGGCAGAGTCTTTGGCGCAGCCCGATTTTTTTGACAATGGCGAATTCGGCTGGGAATTGGCAGCGCTGGACAAGCCGGAAACTAGACACGGGAAATATACCGGCGCGCAGCTTGAGGAGCGTATCGCGGTGCGTGATGCAGTGGTGCGAATGTTGGCCGAAGGCTGCGGCATTCGGCGCATTGCCCGGCAGATGCGGGAAAGCGGCGTGAAGATTGGCGAGCGCTCAATCATGGCGTTCGCGGAGCGCCGCCCCGATTTGGTAGCAACAGAAAAAAAACGGCTGGGCCAGCAGTTGAGCCGCATCACGAAGTTGATGGCGGACAGTATCGAGGACCGGCTGATTAACGGCACGATGAAGCCCAATCCCGTTGATTTGGCGATCATCATTGACAAAAAGGCGAGCGTGGACGGCGAGGCGAATTTGGTCATTGAACACCGTTTCACGATGGATGCCAGTGCGGATGCGTTCGCCAAGCGCCTGGCTGAGATGAAAAAGGCGAAGGTGAGCGAAGTCCGCCCCGCAGTTGAGTCTGACTCAAGTGTAATTGACGTAAAACCCCAGTAAATACGGGCATTCCGGCCCTGAATACTAACCTGAATACTAGACCATCCCGCACACCCAGACCGATGAACACCACCGAACCACGAACGAAGCAGGGAAAGAAAGAGGGGGGGGAGGGGGTCTGTCCGGTGTCCGGTGCCTATTGGCCCGATGGGTTGGCCTCGGAAAATTTTTAACACAAAAGACTTCATGCTTACGCCTGAATCGAAACTTTCGCACGTGCTTGGACCTTCGCGCAATGAGTTGCGCCGGTTGCGTGTCACCCATCTCACTGAGGGTGTTGATTGGATTGTAGAAAAAAGGCGCGTGGTTTGGACTTTAAGCGGCGTGGAAAAAATCCGCGCGCTTTTGACGCTTCCACCCGATCAAACTGCGTCAGACCCCGCTGGTGCAGTCGCAATGGTGCTTCCCGAGGCTGTTGAATTGCTGGTCTTCAACCCGCGTTTGACCAACAAAAAAATGATTTTGTGCTACAGGCCGGGCACGGACCCGCTGCGTCACGAAAACCTGCTGCGCGTGCGCGTGCGCAGCAACGAGAATTTTGTCCGCTTCGTTCACGGCAAGCCCATGGTGATTAAAGCCCGCCACATTCAGGCGGACATGTACGAATTGGCCGGGCAATGCCCGCGCCGGAAAGGATGGACCTCTCCCAATGACTGAAAAAAAACGCATTAGCAAATTCAACCGCTCGTTCGCCCGCAGGGCGTGGCGCAACTGGTTTGGCGGCGGCACGTTCAAGCTCCGCGAAAAAATCCTCCCATTCCGCACCTATCTCAAGGACTGCGCGCGCCAATGAACCGCAACACCATCGCAGCAAAAAAAATCCGCGAAACCCTGCTGGACAGGCTGGGGCCGTTTTGTGTGCTGTGTGGTGAGGAGGACCGCGAAAAACTGGAATTCGATCACCGTTTCGGACGCGGTTACGTGCCGAGCAAATTGAGTTACCGGGGCCGGATGATTCGCTACCGCGAGGAGGCTGCCAAAGGGCTGATTCGCGTGCTCTGTGGCCCGTGCAATTTGAAGGAACGGAAGACCAACGACGCCGGGCAGCACGTGCCCGCGGCGAGCGTGTTACCCAAGACTGTTGACCTGCCTTACTGATGAAAAACAAACCCTTTTACCACCTGCTGCATGCGCGGGGATTGGACACCACGATGCTTGCCTTTTTCGTGGGGACGAGCCGCGCGCACCTGACAGAGGTTTTGAACAACAAGCCCGGACACGGTGGCAAAACGCGGCGCAAACTTTTTCCGTTCATTTTGCCGGAGGAAGCGGCGGCGCTGGGCTGGACGGATGAATACCAAGCATGGCTCAAAGGTCCGCAACCCTGTTCCACGTAGAACTTGTTCCAATGGAATACATCAACATCCATAAGAGCATTCTTGACTCCATGGAATTCACTGCCGCGAGCGACGCGCAGCAAGGCACGTGGGTGAAGCTGCTGGGCTACCTGTGCGGGCAGGAACAGGGTGACCGCATTAAGTCCGCCAAGTTGTGGGCAGACCGCGTGTGGACCAAGCAGGCGATCAGCCCCGTGATTCTCAAAAAGCCGTCACCCCTTTGGCAGTGGGAAGGTGACGATCTTATCGTGAATTTTTACCCCCACAAACAAGAAGCGGCGATGAAGGCTGTTAGGGAGGGCGGCGCGCGGGGTGCCGCCAAGACCAACGCCCGGCGCGCGGGAGGGACGCCGGGGGGGGCGTCGCCGGGGGCGACGGATAGCCCGGCGCGTAATGGAAAGGAAGGTAAAGGAAATGAAATGGAAGGGAAGGTAAGTGCGACCACCGCCGAACCTCCCTTTGAGGATGAAGTGTCGGCATTTTGTGCCGGTTTCCAAGATATGGCACGTGGAGTCAGTGGGATTCCAGAAGTATGGTGGCGCGGATGGTTTGCGAACGCGCTCCGTTTCCCGTTTCCGTCAGATTGGCAACGCTGTTTGGTAAATGCTTTTCTCGGTGATTTCACCGCCCGGCTGCCGCGTGCGCTGGGGTATCCAAATTTCGACGCAAAAAAAATTGCGCCCCCCGAAAACGAAATTCCTGCCCCCGGTGGGGTGGTGGATTGGGGACAAATGATTGCGCCTCAAGAAGGAGAGCAACCTGCCGCATGAACGACTATACCGAAATCAAAGAGCGGGTGCGCGATACCGTAAACATTGCGGATTTCATTTTCGCGTGTGGCGTAAAAATCCACGGCGGACCCATTGAATGGAAAGGGTTGTGCCCGTTTCATTCCGAAAAAACGCCCAGCTTCACCGTGAACACGGAAAAGAAAATTTTCATGTGCTTCGGGTGCCAAGCCAAAGGTGACGTGTTTGAATTTGTGATGCGTCACAAGGGGCTGGACTTCGTGAGTGCGCTCAAGATGGTGGCTAATTCGGTTTCGATCAGCATTCCCGACCGGCGCATTTACCAACCGCCCGAAGTGCGCGAAGCCGCGCCGGGTTCGCAGCGTGGAATTTTCGACCCCGAAAAATACCGCGCGCTCGTGCCGGGCGGCAAGGTTTGGAATTACCTGACTGAGCATCGCAAGCTGGATGGTGGGATGCTCGCCAAGTATCGCGTGGGCGAAACGGCGGACGGCGAAGCCTACGCGTTCGCTTACAACTGGTTTCCTCCTGGCATGCCGAAAGATGACGGGCGCAAGCCGCGTTTTGAATTCTGCAAAATCGTGAAGGTGGACCGCGAGGACGGCAAAAAAGTGGAGTGGCGAGACCCGAAGGGCGGCAAAAATATTTTGTTCGGCATGTGCGCTGTGCCGGATGACGCCACCGAACTGGTGATTGCGGAGGGTGAAATCGACGCGATCACGTGGGCGCAATTTGGGTTTCACGCGGTGAGCGTGCCGGGCGGTGCTGGGTTCACTGGGTGGATTGATATTTGTTTCGAGTGGCTCCAGCGCTTCAAAAAAATTCACATCAGCTTTGATGAGGACCGCGCGGGGCGGCAGAAGGTTATTGAAATCGCGCAGCGTCTGGGCATCGCGCGCACGGACATTATCCGATTGCCCGAAAAGGAGAACCAATGAATTGCCCGTATTGCCAAAAAACAATTGCCGGATTTACCGGGCTGCTGGAGGCGCAACGCTTTCAAAAGCACCTGGGCAAGTGCCGGAAAAATCCCAACAACGTGGTGTTATCGGACGGAGTGCGCACGGTGGTCACGCCACTGTCTCGCCAAACGCTGCAAGACGCTGTGCAAATCCGAAACGACTCAGGGCAATGAAACGAGAACAACCACGAGACCCATTCACGCCTTGGTATGGCTGCGCGAACATGGAAACCGACGAGCCAATCATCACGCACTGCGGCAAGACCGTTGACCCGGCACCCATTTTTGGCTGCCGCGAAGATTTGGGCCGCGATGTTGTGTTGCGTGAAGCGGGAAAGATTGCGAAGTCGTTCTGTGAAAAACACCGAACCGCAACGCAGGCGCGGGCAATCGTGCAGGCGCGGCAAGAATGGACCAACTGGGAAATTTGATGCGATTTAAAGACGCCAACGAATGTCTGATGGCTGGCTTGACGGCGGCGGCAATGGCCGCATGCATCGCCAACCCGGAAGTTTTGCGCCCGGACAAACTGAAAAGCATTTTCGATTTTGAGCGCGAAATTTGGGAAAAATTCTACCCCGAGGGTTCGGATAAATTGGGGCTGTTGCTCCCGTGGGGAAACCGCAACGGCAGTAGTTTGCCTTTTCGTTTTCGCTACGGTGAGGTGACGGTGTGGACCGGCTACAACAAGCACGGCAAAAGCGAGGTGCTGAACAACTGCATTGTAGATTTGTGCTGGCAGGGTGACCGAGCGCTCATTTGCTCGCTGGAAATTCAAGCGCCGGAAACGTATCGAAAACTGATTCGCATGGCCACGGGCAAGCGCCACGTGGTGGCGAAGGATCAGCGGGAAACGTTCCGCGAAAAATGCCTCAAACCGCTTTCGCAAAAGATTTGGGTGTACGATCACGTGGGCAACGCGCCGCTGGAAGACGTGCTGAACGTGATGCTTTACGCGTTCCAGCGGTACGGATGCCGGCAGTTTGTTTTGGACTCGCTGATGAAGTTTGATGGGCTGGACGGCGAGGGCCAAGAAATTTGGAACAAGCAGCGCACGCTGATGAACAAATTGCTGCAATTCGCCGGGCAATACGGGGTTCACATTCATCTCGTGGCGCACAGCAAAAAGCCGGACAAACAAGGTGAGGCGAAGATTCCGCGCCGGTATGACGTGAACGGCTCCAGCTACATCAGCAACTTGGCGTTCAATGTCATCATCGTTTGGCGCAACCGTGGCAAGCAGGACAAGCTGGAGGAAATTTTTCAGCAATTAGAAGAAGCCTGGGCGGCGAAGTATCCCAAGGACCACATGCCGGAATGGAAGCGCCTTTTGGGCGGACGCCCGGACGCATCACTGCCGCAGGAAATCCGCGAAGGCTGGCTGCGCATGTTTAATTTTCTTTCCACCGAAGCCGCGCCGGAAATCAAAACCGCGTTCCAAGAATTGGTGCTGCTGCATGACGCGTATTTCATCGTGGACGCGCAGCGCGGGGGCGATGGGGACTGCCCGGCGCGTTACCTGTGGTTTCACTATGACAGTTTGCAATTCATCGAAGCCAGTCCGTGGAACGCCAAGTTGCCGGTGAACGACAAGCGGAAATTTCCCAATCCTTACGTGGCGCAAAAGGTGGTTGAAATGGATGAGGAATTATGAGCGGCGCAGAACTACTGGACCAACTGAACCGCGCGGGCGGATGGATTGAAATTGTGGACGGCAAGCCGCGCATTCGCGGCGCGAAGGTGAGCGCCGAACTCATGGACGCGTTGCGCGCCAACCGGGAAGCCGTGCTGGCTGAAATGGAACGCCAACGCGCCGAGGACCGTGACCGCTATTGCAAAATTCCCAGCAGTGACGCGCCGATCATGGCGCGCGATACGGTTTTGAATCAGGGGCAACACTGGTTGCTGGAGCGGTATTGCTTCCAGCAGGGGCGCGTGGTTCACGCGTGGGTGATGCGCCGTGCGAATGAATACCACGGGCTGGGCATTGACGCGGGGGACTGCGAGTGGCGCGCGTGCCTGGACCTGATTGCCTGGCAGCGGCAAACCAGCGCCGAAGGTGCTGTTGAATTTGTGGTGGGATTGGATGAAGCACACAAGTTTTTCTCCAAACCACCGGAACCCAAACCCGAAACCCAAGAAGAAAAGAAAGGATAGTTATGCCGTTGTTTGAATTGGCGCTGATTAAGCAGCCCACGAAAAAGGAAGCCGAAGACGGAAAGCTGGAAGAATTGATTCTGCCGCCCACGCCCGTGTTGGCGAAGGATGACCGCGCCGCCGCGTTGCAGGCGATCTTGAACAACAAGGACAAGGTGGGCACCGACATTTCGCAAGTGCAAGTGCTGGTGCGCCCTTTCGCGTGAGTGGGATGCGTCACCAAGAAAAACGCAATGCCGCGCGAGTGGCGGAAATCGTTCGCGCGCGAACTTCGGAAGACGAAGCGGAAAGCTATGGCTATGTGACGGGCGGCGTTGGCAACGTTATGACGCCGGACTGGGGCGGCACGTTCAAAACGTCCGCCGCGCCGGTTGGCGCAACCTGCTACATGGCGAACACGATCAGTTAACCAAAAACCCAAAGGAAAATAAAATGACGACAGAAGATATGTTGCGCGTGCCGGTTTGCCCGCCCGGTTTGCTCTCCGCGAACGCCGCGCGGCCAGTGGGCGAATTGACGCCGCAAAGCCGCGTGACTTACGACGACGGCAACGGTGTGTTCCGCATGAATGGCGGCATGGTCCGCATTGCGATGTCCGAAAAGCGCATTCGCGTGGGCTGCAATGAAATCACGGTGGAAGCCGCGCGCAAGCTCATGGAGATGCACGGTGAACGCTTTGGCGTGACGCAGGAGCGTTTCCACGAAATCCAAGGATAAACCGCCATGAAAACAAAAACGTCTAAGAAGGGCAGTATCGCCGGGGACTTGCAATGGTCGTGGGAAACCTATGTAAAAATGCTCTACGGCGATCGGAAAATGCCGAAAGGATTGGAGACGCACATGCACGCCGCTTTTCTCGCGGGCGCGTGCTCTGGCTCCCTGATGATGCGAGTCAACGCGGTTAAGGAGTCGGAAGGTATTGAAATGTGCGCGATGCAATCCGCATTTGCGCTGGGCGAAAAAGCCAAAAAGAAGTAATGCAAACCGCGTCCGAATATTCCCGCGAAGAAATGTTGGCCGCTGCCAAGGCGACTTGGCCAGTGGAACCGCACCCGTTTCTTCCGTGGTATTCGGACGCGGACCTTTTGGAAATTCTGGACCAGCCGGACGGCGCGGCGCGCATCGCGCAACTCTACAAAGAGCGCGAGGAAAGGAAATTTCTCGCCAGTGATGAGGGTGACCCTTACCGCTACGGCTTTGAATTGGAACATTGGAGGGACGCGGATGAACTCATTCGCAAGGTGTGCAAATTTCTTTATGTGGCGGGTGGCAAGCGCGCCGGAAAAAGCGAGTGGGCCGCGAAGCGCATCGTGCAGGCCGCGCTGAAATATCGCAAAGGCAAGATTTGGTGCTTTCAAGACAACGAGCGCACGAGCATCAGCACCCAGCAGGCGTTGATTTGGAAATATTTGCCGCTGGAAATCAAAGCGCTGAAACACAAGAAAGACCCGCGCGGCATTTACAAGGTGAATTACTCGCAGGCCAACGGTTTTGCCGACCGTATTTTGGTGCTGCCGAACCGCACGGAAATTCATTTTGTCACTTACAACCAAGACCCGAAGGAATTTCAGGGCTGGGCGATTGGTGCGCCCGTGGCCGCCCATGAGTTGGACCCGGAAGTGCCGAATTTGGGCGCGTGGCCGGACGAAAATTTGACGCTGGAATGGCTGGAGGTGATTCGCTTTCGTTCCACGACGAATTCCGCGAAGACCATTTGGACTTTCTCCACCACCGAAGGCATCACGACCACGATCAAAGAAGTGTTGGGCACGCCCACGACGTTGCAAACGCGGCACGCGGAGCTTTTGGCGAACCGCGTGAACGTGCCGGGCTTGCGCGTGGGTGAAATGCCGTACATTCAGCGCTGTAGCGCGCCGGACACGTGCGCCATTTACTTTCATTCCTGCTTCAACACGTTTGGCGACAATTACGCGAACGTCAAAGCGCTGTGCCTGGGCAAATCCGCGAACTACATCGAGGAAAACGCCTACGGTTTTGCGCGCGACGTGATGAACAAGGCGTTTCCGCTGTTTGGTGAATGGAATTTGGTGGACGCGGCGGACATTCCGAAGACGGGCACCAATTATATGCTCACAGACCCGGCAGGCGCGCGGAATTTCGCCACGATCTGGGTGCGCGTGACGCCGGGCGGCGATCATTACATTTACAAGGATTGGCCGGACGCGCAGACGTATGGTGAATGGGCGAAACCGAGCGCGAATCCGCTCCAGCCGGACGGCGATCTGGGCAAGGCGCAAATCTCCCTGGGCTACGGGGTGGAGCAGTACAAAACCTTGTTCCGTGAATTGGAAAAGGACGCGCCTGTGTTTGAAGTGGGGCGCTACATCGACCCGCGCGCGGGAAAAACGGCGCACATTGAAAAGCAGGGCGGCACGTGCCTGATTGACCAGTTTGCGGAAGCGCCGGACCCGATGTTCTTCACGCCTGCCAGTGGTGTGGAAAAATCCGTGGGCATCACGCACGTGAACACGCTGCTGTATTGGAACAAGGAAAAGCCGCTGGTGCCGATCACGAATGCGCCGAAACTTTTCGTGAGCAAGGAAGCGCTTCAAGTGATTTGGATGTTTACGAATTACACGGACAGGGGCGGCGAGAAAGGTGGCTGCAAGGATTTCGCGGACCTCGTGCGCTACATGGCGCTGGCAGATTTGCAGTATTACGAAACCAACGATTTCAAAACGTCCGCACCCGGACGGGGCTATTAAAACTTTATGGCAACACGCATCAAAACCCAGAACCTTGAATTTAAGAAACCGGAACCGCAGCCCGTGGACGTTCACCCGATCACGGCGGAAGTGCTGCGCAAGCAGGACGAAATTTTGACCCTTGTGCGGGCGCTGAGTGAATTGGCGCGGCACCCGGCGCGCGAGTTGCGCCCGTTCAATTGCACGCAGAACGATTTCGACAAATTGCCGGGCTTGGTGAGCCGCAGCACGTTTCTCTACTGGTCTGGGCTGAGTGATGAAGAACTCACGCGCGAAACCAAGGCGGGACACATTCAGGTTTACAAAGCGCGCGAGAAGGGCAAGGCGCTGTATTTCAAACGCGATATTGCCCGGCTTTCCGGGTTCAAACTTTAACCCTCAAAAACCCATGAACGAAATAACAGACAAAGACCTGCCGCCGATAGCGCGGACGGAAGCAAACTATTGGCGCGCGGAAGCGCTCAAGTATCGGCTGGAGCTTGCGGCACAGACGCGCGGGCAAGCTCGGCTGGCCAAACGGAACGAAAAATTTCAGGAGGAAATCATGCGCCTGAATGAAGAAAACGAACGGCTGACGGAGTTGCTTTCTCCGAAGTTTCCGCCCCCGGAAGTTATTTGATTGCATACCCAGTAATACTTAGTAAGCATTGAATAATGAAAACCGCAATAAGTTTTTACGGCTGTTTGTTGGTTGTGGTTGCTGCCAACGTGGTGCTGTATGTCTTGCATGAAACCGATTTGAAGCTGCTGCGCGCGGAGCAGGCAAAGTCTGCGCGGTATGAGCACTATTTGACGTGCATCATTCATGGGCAGGGTTTCACCATGGAACAACAAGACGGCTGGCTGATGGAACCGGGCGCGCACAATGTCACCATTCAGCCCACGGCAGGGCCGGAAAGGCGGAAGCTGTGAAGCGCAAATTTACGGATTCAATCGGCGTGGTTTTAATGGTGCTTGCGCTTGTGTTCGCTGTGGGTGGCTGCGGCTACGTCAATTACAAGGTGTACCATGCGAAATATCCTAACACGGGATTCTGGACGTGGTTCTTTGACCGGCACAAGTAGACAGTCATGCGCGAGCCGTGCGATATTTACTGCATGAGTCTGCGGGAGTTGCGCATTGAGGAAAAATGGGCGGGCAATTATCTGCGGGAAATTCGCCGTCTGAGCCGGAAGCGTGAAAGGGAATTAAAAGCAGAATCTAACCCGCGTTCACCCGCATTCACCCGCGTTCCCAAGTCCCGCCGTTGAACTCGCCCCCATCGCGGGCGTCAGCTTGCGCCCGCGATGGATACTCAGCAAGCGATTGTGCAGGCGTCCGACCGTCCGAAGGTTGGCGACTTAATCACCGAATTCAAACGTAACGGCTCTCAAGGCGATCAATTTGGCCGCATGATGCGCGCCGAAGACGTGCGCCTGGCTCGTTGGGATGGACAAAGCGAGGACGGCAAAAAGCACGCTGCCGATCAGCCGGATGGTGATGAGGTTTTCCCGTGGGAAGGTGCCAGCGACGTGCGGAACTATCTCGCGGATTCTGCAATCAATGAAACGGTGGCGATGCTTTACACCGCGTTCTGGTCCGCCGTGATGAAGACGGCACCGGCCACGATGAACGACATGGCAGATAGTGCCACGGCTACGGAATTTCTGGATTGGATGGTGCATTACCAGCTTCACCGCGAGTTGGATACCGAGGTGGAATTGTCTGCCCAATACATGCACGGCATTGGCGCAACGGCGCTGCACGTGACGTGGGAGCGTGAAGTGTGCCGCAAGCTGGTAGACGTGGATATGGATTCGCTCATGGCGCTGAAACAGGGAGCCGTGCAAGCCGCGCAGGCCGCAGCGCAAGGGCAGCAGGTTGCGCCCGATGACCAAGATTTAATGAACGTCCTGGGCGTGCTGCCGGATTTGATTGTGAACCCGGAAGCGGAGGACGAAGCGGTGAAGGCAATTCAGTTTGTCTATGAGGCGTATGCCCGCCGCAACCTGCCCAAGAATTTGCAGGTGGATGACATTTTGCTTTTGAGCGCGAAGCGCGCGCGGGATGCGGTGAAGGCGCTGCGGCAGAATAAGCCCGCGCAATTCCCCATGCCGTATCTCTCCAAGAACCAGCCGAAAATCTCCGCGCTGAAACCGTACCGGGATCTGATTCTGCCGGTGGAATCCGGGGACGTGCAAGAAGCGCCGGTAGCGTTTGTGCGCACATTGTGGACGGAAGCGGAATTGCGGAAAATGGTGCTCTCCGATCAGTGGGATGCGGACTGGGTGGCGGAAGCGGTAAAGACCAAGGGCAAGTTTTCCACATGGCAATTGAACAATCCTTATTCGCAGTACGGCACGTGGAGTTGGCGCGCGGTGGATAATCGCTCCTGGCTGATTGAAGTGGCGTACGGCTACTACAAGCAGGTGGATGAGGACGGTGTGACGCAGCTTGCTTTCACGGTGTTTTCTCCGCACCTGACGCAAGACCCGAACAAGCCGGACGCGCAACAAGATTTTGCAGGCAAGCACGGCATTTTGAACAACCCGCGCCCGGTATATCCGATCATCCTGGGACGGCGCGAGCGCTTTGACCGTTCATGGCTGGCCACGCGTGGGCTTGCGGAAATTTTCCAGACGGACCAGAACGTTGAGAAAGCAATGACGGATAATATTGTGGACTTGGCGGGCATGGCCACGGTGCCGCCGCTCCTGGTGCCGAAGGGCATCACGGCGCGCTACAAGATTGGCCCCGCTGTGCAGAATGAATATGTGAATGGGCGCGAGCCGAAATTCATGGAAATTCCCACGGCTGGCGCTGCGCCCGCTGTGGAAGTGGTGAAGATGATTCGCGCGAAAATGGCACGCTATTGCGGCTTGTTCGATGCGGAATTGCCGCCGCAATTCTCTGCCATGATGCAGCAACCCATGGTGAAAAAGTTTCTTATCATGTGGGGTGAAGCGCTCCAAATGGCCTATGAGATGACGGTGAAATTTGCGCCGGAGCAAATCGAAAAGGTGACCGGCAGCGCGCCCACGGAAAGCCTGGACGATTTCCATTACGTCATGCATTTCGATACCGCGCAACTCCAGCCAGAACTCATGGAGGCGAAATTGAAGGCGTTTGACGAAATCGCGGCGGGCGACGTGAGCGGCACCATTGACCGCGCCGGGCTGACTGCGCTCAAGGCGCAGATGGTGGACCCGCAAATGGCGAAGCAAATCACGGTGAACCAAGCCCAAGCCAGCGTGCAAATGCAGAAGGATGTGAACAACGATTTCGTGAACATGTTCGCGGGCACGGAGCCGATTTACAGCGACGCCAGCAACGACCCGGCAGCGCCCACGAAATTGCAAATGTCGCAAGGCACGTTGCAGGGCAATCCGAATTACCTTACCGGCTTGGACCCGGAAGTGGCGGCGGAAATTCTGGGGCCGCAGGTGGCGCAGCAAATTGCGCAAATGCACCAGCAGGGCCGGGCGCGCCCGAATGCGCGCTTTTCGGCGCTCGTGCAGAATTATTTCAAGAATTTGCAACAGGGTGTGAACCAACAGCAAAACAAGCAGGTGGGCCGCACGGGTGTGAAACAATTGACGAACGCACAATGAAACGAGAAGAAATTTATGCGGCATTTGCCGCGATGGACCAGACGCACCCGTTTTACGTGGCGGTGTGCGCGATGGTAGACGAAGAAGTGACGGACGAAACGGCGGGCGCGGTTGCGCCCGATCTTTCCGACAGTAAACGCCAGTTTAATGCCGGGAGGTTGGCGCATGCCGTGGACTTTGGCCGCGCGTTCAGGGGCGTGATGCGCGACGCGGTTTCTTGGCAGCGGAAAGTTGAGCAGACGACGGCGGCGGCACAGACACGATGAAATTGAGCGCTTTCTGGACACGTTCAAAAGTCCCTTCGCCAATCCAACAGACGTGATTCTTGTCTTTGTCCTGGGTGCGGTGCGCTGCCACCTCCAGCAGCGCGCCCGCCATGTTGTTCACGGTTATGCGCAGGTCGTTGCATTTTGATTCCAGCGCTTTGTGTTGCTCGTGTAGGTGCTGGTAAGCCGCATCAGCCACGCGCACTTGCTCACGCAGCATGCGGGGGTCTTCAAGTTTCCATGTCCGCTTCGCGCGAAGCTTCTGGAGTTTCAAGACTATGCGGTAGCGCGCGCCAGCGCAGTGTTGCAGATTGGAGAGAAAAAGCGCCTCGCGCAGAAGCTTTAATCTTTCTGTATCACCCCGCCGTTTGCTTAATTTAATTCCCCAGCGAAGCACCCATGTCAAAGATTCGTCTTCGGGCAGCTTCATTGTTCGGTGGGGCGCAGCAATTCGGAGAACCGGCGCGGCAGGTAAATGTTGTTCATCTTTTCCGCACCCTTGAACAAGGGCGCGATTTCCTTGGGCAAATAGCCCGCGAGTCCGCAGCCGATTTCCGTCACGAGAAAATCCAGCTTGGGGTTTTCGGTGGCGTATTCCATGAACCGTGTCACGGCGGGCGCGATGCGTTGGATGGGGAGCGTGACAATTTTGGTGTCCTTCGTTGGAATGGCGTAACTGCGGCCAAAGTGTCCTTCGGCTTTGCCCCATTTTGCGCCAAAGAAAGTGGAAGCGAATTTGGCCGCGCCCGCGCCGAGTGCGC